AATTAATGTCTAAAAAAAATGTTATTGAATATGAAATAAAAAATTTATCACAACGTGCAGAGTATGCAGAAGATAAAAAATTAGGAAGATTTAGAACTGGGCAGTTTAATAAACCAAGAAGAAAATTTGTAACGGATCAACCTAAAACTGCAAAAGGAAGAGCAGCTATTCAAAGTTTTAGTAATTTAAATCAAGGTAGATTGCAAGAAGATTTAAGAGGTAGTTTAGGTGGAAGATCTGGTGGTTATTCTCGTGCTACAGCAGATCTTGATTGGTTACCTACTTATTTAAATGGTGGAAAATTAAAACAAACTATTGATCTTGCTGTAAAAAAAACAACCAGAAAATCTAAAGGGAAACATTTAAAATGAATTATCAAGGAGTTAGAGCAAAATTTGAAACACCAATTAAAACAGCATATGCTGCATTAAGTCCTGCTGTACCTGTATTTTTTGATAATTTTGGTGATGTTACATCAGATGCTGATAGTGAACTTGTTTATGTAAATATTCAATTTGGAGTAACAACTCAAGCATCTTTAACTGGTCAATTTGATCAAATTCAAGGTATTGTTACTGTTCGAGCTTTTGCTGAAAAAGATAAAGGCCCAGCTAGAAGTCAAACTTTGATTGATACTGCATTTACAAGTTTACAAACAATAAATAGTACAGGACAGCCTACAAGTGGTATTTATGTAAGAACTGGAGAGATTACTGGGCCTACTTTTGCAGATGACAGACCTTTCTTTGTATCAACAATCGAAACAAATTTTCAAGCTACAGTAATTTCTTGAATTATTGTAGAAATTTAGGCTATCCTATAGACATATCGGGTAGTACCCGTATGTTCAAACCTTAGAATTATTAATCATGGCTACAGTTCTATCGGGTACTTCGGGAGCGTTATATTATTCTCCTGCTGGTACAAGCGTAACAACTCTTACAGCGTCAGCTTTTCCTTCATCAGGAGGAAACATAACTGTTGGATCTCAATTGGGTTATAGAGTAAATGACACAGTAACACTTGCATATCCATCAGGATCTACAGTTACTAACTGTATTCCAGCAGCAGATTATTTTGTAAAAACTTATGATGCCTCAACTGGTATTATGACAGTTTCTGCAACAGCAGGAGGAGCAGCAGTAACAGCTTCAGCATCTCCTACTTTCGTTGCTGGAACATTTGCAAGCATTACATTTACAGCACCATTAGTTGTTGGATCTGTAAGAGAGTGGAGTTTTGAGATAACCAGAGCAGAAATTGACGTAACAAGTATTGGTCAAACTGTTACTCAAACAGCACCATTTAGAACTTTCATCTCAGGTTTTGCTGATGGTAGTGGTTCTGCCAGTGTTTATTCAACAGATGATGACACACTTCTTTCCAGTAGAATGGTTGAAGATGTTATCCAACGTCAGCAAGCTGGTGCAAAGGTAAGATTATACATTGATCGTCAGATGAGTGGTGCTAACGTAGATCAAAACGCAAGTAGATCAATTTTGGCAGATATTATTCTTACTTCAGCAAGTTTTAACGTCAACCCAGATGATGGACAGGTTGTAGAGATAGCCTTTAGACCAAGTGCTGCTCCTACATTCGATCTATCTAAGACAGCTTAGTTAAATTAGCATAAGTTAACGAACCTCAGTTTATCTGGGGTTTTTTTATGTTTTGCACTAGAATAATAGTATACTATTTTATTTTTATGCCCACTACCACTTCAGCATTAGACAAATTAAGAAAAGCTGCAAATCTTGAACCTTCAAAAAAAGAAATAACTTTATCAGATGGATCTTTGTTTGAAATGTATGTAACTCCATTAACAATGGCAGAAAGAGAAAGAGCACAGAGACAAACTAAAGACGATGCAAATGCTTTTGCTCTTCAGTTATTAATGCATAAGGCATTAGATGAAAATGGTAATAGATTATTTAAATCTGGAGAGATTGATGTTTTAAAAAATGAAGTAAAAGATAGTGACTTACAGAAATTAATGCTTGCTGTTATTGATGAGAAGGAGGAAGATATCGACCCAAAAGACTAGCTGCTGAATTAAAAAAAGATAATTTAATGATGTTGCAATTTGGTGTTGCAAAAGAATTAGGTAAATCTTTAGTTGAGGTTAGGGGTATGACATTACAAGAACTTATTGGTTGGAGTGCATATTTTCAGATATTAAATGAAGAACAAGAAAAAGAGTTTGAAAAAGCAAAACGAAGGAGATAAGCTAGAATAAGGTTAATTTTTATTTTCTATTGTGGCAACAAAAGCCCAAATACAAGTATCTGTTACTGGTTTTAAACAGTTACAAAACTTACAGGCTAGTGTAAAAGCTTTAGTACCACAAATAGATAAGGCGAATGCAGCATTTATAAGACTTAGTGGTGCTTCAAAACAAACTTTACCTGTAGTTGCAAACTTAAGAAAAGTACTTGAAGAAAGTAAAGCAGCGTTTCAATCTTCTGTTTTAGGTACAAAAGCAGCAGTTGATGCTGCAAAAACTCAAGTGAATGCAGAACGTATTTTAAATAATGAATTAGAAAGAAGAAATGCATTATTAAATAAAACAAAAGGAATAAAATCTGATCCTATTGCAAAATCTATTGCTCGTAATCGAGCTAAATTTAGCGATGATAACGCTCCAGCATTTGAAAATATAAGAGATTTACCAAGTGGATCTAAACGCCCTTCTCGTTTTGCTCAATTTTCACAAGATGTGACAAAAACAGCCGTAGAAAAAAAAATTCAAGCAAATTTAAAAAATGAAAAAAGACTAACGCAAGACATTGCAGATATTCGTAGTAGAAGTGCTAAAAGAGTAGAAGCAAGTAATAAAAGAAGAATAACAAGTGAAAAGAAAGTCAAAAAAATTGTTGAAGAAACAAGAAAAGAACAAACTCGGATAGAAAAGATAAGAAGTAAAGACAGCGTAAGAAGAAAAAGAGATTTGTTAAATAGACCTGACATTAAAATTAGGCGAGGTTTGACAGGTAGATCCGCAGAGGCACGAGCAACTAGACAACGGGCAGCAGGTAGTGCATTAATTGGTGGTGGTTTTCCTTTGTTATTTGGTGGAGGGCCAGTTGCAGCTTTAGCTGGTGGTTTAGGTGGTGGTATTGGAGAATTACTTGGTAAAGGTGGTGGATTTGCTGGTTCTATTGCTGCTACTGCTATCGCTCAATCAATTCAGCAAGCTGTTACTGCTATTTCTGAATTAGGACAGGCTTTAGGGCCTTTTACACAAGATACTCAAGCAGCAACGGCTGCAATGGGATTACAAGGTTCTGCTCAAGAAGCACAACTGAAAAGAATTGAACGAACTCAAGGAAAGACAGCAGCTTTTAATGCTGCAATGAAAATGATGGAAAATAGAATAGGACAAAGTGGTGTACGAAAAATTAAAGAATTTGGAGAGACAACTAGAATATTAGGTACGATATTTAGTACTGCTTTGTTAAAACTACAAGCATTTGCTGCTGGTGTTGTAGATTTTGTTGCCAAATTACTAGCAGGGGAGAAAAAATTAAAAGAGGCTGAAATTAATCAGGCTGTTGCAGATGCTGCTGCTGGAGGAAATAAAGAGGCTAAAGCTCTTTTGGCTAGAGAAGAAGAAATAGAAAAAACAGGATTTACACAAACTTCTGTAAGGTCTACAAGTAAAAGAGCTAAAGCTGGTACTAAAGAGAAAATTGAGGAACTTAAAAGAGATAAGGAGATCTTTGCAATCAGAAATAAAATTAGTTTATCTAATGATGAAATTACATCTAAATCTCAAACTTTAGTAGAAGAAAAAAGAAAAGAATTTGAATTAAATCAAAAAATTAAAAATTTAGTTGATGGTGGTATGAACAAAGCACTTGCAAAATCTTTAGCGACAGTAGAACAAACATTTAATGAAGAACAAAAAATTCTTGAACAAAAAGCATTACAAGCAGAAGAAGATTTCCGAAAAGCTCAAAATAGTAACGCAGATTTAGAAACACAAAAGTTATTAAAAGATGAATTTATTGCACACTCATTAGAGCTTGGAAAACATAATAAATTAAGAAAAGAGGCAGTTGAACTTACAGAAGATCTTCATGATCAAACAGATTTAGTAGGAAAAGCCTTTGAAGAATTATCTTTGTCAATCAATAATGATATTAAAGAAGGCATCAAAGGGCTAATTAAAGGAACATCTACTCTTGGAGATTTACTTAACAATGTTGCTGATAGATTTTTAGACGTAGCACTTAACCAAGCATTATTCGGTTCAATATTAGGTTCAAAAGGAGAAAAAGGTGGTGGTATTTTAGGTGCTATTGGTTTATTTGCTAACGGAGGTAGACCACCAGTAGGAAGACCTTCAATTGTAGGAGAGAAAGGGCCAGAGTTATTCGTACCAAGATCATCTGGAACGATTGTGCCAAATAATAAACTTGGAGGTGGCGGTAGTACGAGTGTTGTTGTTAATGTAGACGCATCAGGTTCAGATGTTCAAGGAGATGATGCTGGAGCAAAAGAACTTGGAACTCTCATATCTGTTGCAGTACAAGGAGAGTTATTGAAACAACAAAGACCTGGAGGGCTACTTTCTAGTTTACGCTGATGGCTACGTTTCCTAGTTACAATCCACAATACTCTGCTACAAAGCGTAGTCAGTCAAACCTTAGAATTACTCAATTCGGAGATGGCTACCAGCAAAGAACTACTTTTGGTTTGAATCAAGATCCAAAAGTTTGGAATCTTACATTCAATGTTGATGATGAAGATGCAGATGAGATCGAAACATTTTTAGAAGCTAGAGGAAAAGATGGGGCATCATTTGATTGGTCACCTCCTGACACAACTACAACTTTTAAATGGATATGTAGAAGTTTTAATAGAGAAATGTTTGAGTTTGATCGAAACAGAATCACAGCTAGTTTTGAAGAAGTATTTGAACCCTAATGGCAGTACCAGTTTCAGCTTTACAAGAAATAAATCCTGGAGCAGTAATAGAATTGTTTACTTTGCAACTTGATGCAACATTACATGGTTCAACTACGATTTATAGATTTCATAATGGTGCAAATCTAAATGCAAATGGAGAAGTTGTATGGGCTGGTAACAGTTATCTAAGATTTCCTATTCAATGTGAAGGGTTTGAATTTACAGGAACAGGAACTTTACCAAGACCAACTATATCTGTCAGCAATATTTTTGGAACGCTTACTGCAATTATGCAGAACGTAAATCAGACCACAGTTGGTAATGATTTAAATGGTGCAAAATTAACAAGGATTAGAACTTTGGCACGTTTTTTAGATGCTGTTAACTTTGCTCCGCAAACTGTTACAAGCACATCAACTCAAACTGTAGCTGATCCTTCTGATGCTGAAACTGTCACATATACTGTCACAGTAGTCCAAGATTCTGGAGGTAATAATGTTTTTGCTTTGAATGGGGTTCAAAAACCAGTTATAACAATGAAACGTGGTTCAACTTATATTTTTAATCAATCTCATAGCTCTAATGTAAATCATCCTTTGAGAATAAAATCTGATGCTGGAGGACAGCAAACTACTGTTAACGCAGGAACTTTAGGCACAGATGCAACTGTAACTTATTCTCCAGCTTATCCTTCTGCTCCAAATGATTTGAGATACTACTGCACAAGTCATGGAAATAATATGGGCAACACAATTACAATGAATGACCCAAATACAATTCAGCAGCAGACAACTTCATCTTCCACTACACAAACGAATCCATTTGGTACTCCCGATCCAACGGCAGAATTTCCACAAGAAATTTATTTTTTAGATAGAAAAGTTAGTGAAAATAGAGATGTAGTTCAATGGGAAGCCATATCAGCCCTAGACTTGGTAAATGTAAAATTACCAAAAAGAATTGCTACTAGGGATATTTTCCCTGGGATTGGTACGTTTGTTGGATGACTTGGCAGGATATTGCACTTAAACACGCAGAAAAAGATGCACCACATGAAGCTTGTGGTTTATTAGCTGTTTATAAAGGTAAAGAGAAGTATTTTCCCTGTAAAAATCTTGCAGAAGATTTAGGTGAACAATTTATCATCGATCCTGATGATTGGGTAAAAGCTGAAGATGCTGGAGAAGTCATTGCTGTTTTTCATAGCCACCCACAGATACCACCATTTCCTAGTCAAGCTGATCTTGCAAGCTGTGAATATTTAGATTTACCTTTTTACATTGTCACTCCAGAGACAAAAGAATGGCACTACTTTGAACCATCTGGTTATAAAAAAGGATTGATTGGTAGACAATGGGTGTGGGATATTCAAGATTGCTGGACTTTAATTACTGATTGGTATAAAGAAAAGAAAAATATAGAAATAAAACATTGGAAACGACCCAAAAGCCCTGAAGAATTTAGTAAGTCACCTTTATTTGAATACGCTCTACCTAAATTGGGTTTTACAGAAATAGATGATAATGTTGAAACAGAAGTTGGGGATGTTTTTATTATGGATACAGGATTAGGAACTTTGGATCATGCTGCTGTCTATATCGGAGATCAAACCATTCTTCATCATTGTGTGAAAAGACTTAGTTGCAGAGAAACTTATGACCAAAAGTATATAGAATGGACAAAGAAGAGGTATCGCTATGCTCAGTAAAATAAAAGTTTACGGAAGGTTAGCTCGATTTCTTGGAGAGCGTAGTTTTGAAGCTGAAATAACAACCCCACTCCATGCTTTTAAGTTTTTATTGGCAAATTTTCCTCATTTGGAACGACACATGATGGAACAAAATTATTGTATCAAAGTCGGTAAAGATGAGATTGATGAGACAGAATTATTTAATCCGATAGGTCAACAGGAAATAAAAATAGTACCAGTAGCAACAGGTTCAAGAGGTATAACAAGAGTATTAGCTGGAGTTGCATTAATTGGATTAACAGTAGCAACAGGTGGTTTTGGTACTACTGCTGGATTTTCTGGGTTAGGGTTTTCGGCAAGTGCTGGAGCGGCAGCAGGAGCGAAAATTACACTAGGAGCAGGATTGGCAGCAGCAGCAGGAAATTTAGGTATTTACTTAGCATTGTCTGGAGCAGCACAGATGCTTACTCCCGTTCCACAACCTCCTGGAGTTTCAGAAGATCCACAATCTCAGAACTTTTCATTTAGTGGAGTGCAAAACACATCAAGAGCAGGAACAGCAATACCTGTAATATACGGAGAAATTTTTGCTGGTTCTCTAGTAGTATCAGCAGGAATTGATACAGTACAGATAAAAGGTACAGCGTAAATGGGAATTGTTAATCGCTCTGAAGATGATGTAGTAGTAGATTCCTCTCTACCCTCTGATGCCCTATCGAGTAAACAATTTGCAACTATTGTTGATGTTCTTAGTGAAGGTGAAATAGAAGGCTTTCCATCAGCAGCAGCATTTACAAAAGGCACAGCCAACTACAATACAGCAGCATTAAAAGATGTATTTTTAGGGAAAACTCCAGTATTAAGAGCTAGTGCCGATCCAACAAATACTCAAGCTACAGACTTCAACTTTCAAGATGTAGAGTTTGAACCTAGATTTGGAACGTCAGATCAAACATTTATTTCTGGTATTGCAAACATTGAAACAGAAAATAATGTAGGTGTAAAAGTAGAAAACGGAACTCCAGTATCAAGACAGATAACAAACTCCAATATTAATGCTGTTAGAGTCACTCTTCGTTTTAATGGTCTACAAACATTTGAAACTAACGGAGATGTTAATGGTGCATCAGTAGAGCTAACAATAAAAATTATCCAAAATAATGGAACGACAAGCACTCCAATATCTGACACAGTTACAGGAAGAACCTCCTCTGCTTATAACAGAGATTATCGGATTGATTTACCTAGTAATCTTAATTATCCAATAACAGTTCAAGTAACAAGAGTAACTGCTGATGCTACTGACCCCAATAGGTTAAGAGATGAGTTTTTCTTCCAATCTTTTACTGAAATTATTGATGAGCAAAGACCTTATCCTGATATTGCTCATTTAGCTTTAAGGTTTGACTCTGAACAGTTCTCATCTGTTCCTAGACGAATGTATAAAGTTCGTGGGGTAAAAATAAAAATACCTCATAACGGAACTGTAGAAGCTGCAACAGGAAGAATAACTTACACAGGAACATTTAATGGAACGCTCACTACATCTAAAGTTTGGTGTTCTGATCCAGCTTGGATTTTATTTGATCTTTTAACAAATGTCAGGTATGGATTAGGAGATCATATTACTGAAGCTCAATTAGATAAATATGCTTTTTACAGTGCCTCTGTTTATTGTTCAGAGTTAGTAGATGATGGAGCAGGAGGACAAGAACCTAGATTTAGTTGCAACACAATTCTGCAAGCAAGACAAGATGCTTATGAAGTCGTAAATTCTCTTACCTCTGTAATGAGATCAATCAGTTTTTGGACTGCTGGTTCTCTTACGATTTCACAGGATAGACCTACAGATCCTAGCTATTTGTTTAATCTTTCAAATGTAACATCAGCAGGATTTGGATATTCTGGTACGAGTCTTAAAACAAGAGCAACTGTAGTTTCCGTGTCATATTTTGATATGGATAACCAAGAATTAGACTTTGAAACTGTAGAAGATGCCTCTGCAAAAGCTAAATATGGGGTTTTACATAAAAAAATTACAGGTTTTGGCTGTAGTTCTAGAGGTCAAGCTGCAAGATTGGGTAGATTTTTATTATTTGAAGAACAAAATTCTACTGAAACAATTAATTTTACCACTGGTTTATCAGAAGGAGTCGTTGTAAGACCAGGGCAAGTTATTGAAGTAAGCGATCCAATAAGGGCAGGACTAAGAAGAGGAGGAAGAATAAAGTCAGCAACAACGACAACTGTAACTGTAGATAATACAGAAGATACAGATTTAGACTCTACAAACAATCCAACACTTAGCGTTGTCTTATCTGATGGATCAGTAGAAACAAAACCTGTTAGTGGTATTTCTGGTGCTGTTATTACAGTATCTTCCGCTTTTTCATCTGCTCCAAATGCAAATAGTGTTTGGATTTTAAGTAATACCACTTTGCAAACTACTCAATGGAGGGTGGTCAGCGTAACTGAAGATAAAGATAATTATGCAATTATTGGAACGGCTTACAACTCAGGGAAGTTTGCATTTATTGAAGATGGATCTCCGTTACCTGTTAGAAATGTAACGATATTAAATGTACTAAAAGATGCTCCTACTGATTTAACTGCTACTCAACAGTTCTATGTTGAAAATCAAAAAGCAAAAGTAAAGATTATTCTTGATTATGAAGCTGTTCAAGGTGTCAGCCAATATAGAGTTCAATACAGAAAAGACAATGGAAACTTTGTTAGTACTACTGTTACGGGAACAGATTTTACAATATTTGATGCGAGTGAAGGCACTTATGAATTTAGAGTATTTAGTTTAAATGCAGCATTAGAAGCATCAGCAGAACCAGCTACATTAACAAAAGATTTTGCAGGAAAAACTGCAATTCCAGCAGATATAACAGGGCTTACTGCTGAACCAATAAACAATAAACTGATTCGTTTGAAATGGAATAGATCAACAGATATTGACGTTACTCACGGTGGTTTAGTCTATATAAGACATGATAGTTCTGGAACTGATGGCACTGGTACGTTTGAAAAAGCTGTTGACTTAATAGAGGCTGCTCCAGGTAACTCAACTGAAGCGGTAGTTCCTGCTATTACTGGAGAATACATTCTTAAATTTCAAGATGATGGGGGTAGATTTAGTGCAGGAGAGGCCAGTGTTGTTGTAAATATCCCAGAAATAACTGATGATTTACTTGTTCAAACTAGAAGAGAAGATTTAGATAATCCCAAGTTTCAAGGTGCAAAGGTTAATACAGCTTTTGATGCAACAACAAATTCTCTTAATTTAACTGGTGCAGGACAGTTTGATAATATTGCTGATCTTGATGCTGTTGGATCACTTGATGATGTTGGAGGAATATCTCCATCAGGTACTTATGATTTTGCTTCTACTTTGGATTTAGGTTCAGTATTTAGTCTTGATTTAGTAAGACATTTCAAAACAGAAGGTTTTTATCCGTCAGATTTGTTTGATTCAAGAACTGCAAACTTAGATACTTGGACAGACTTTGATGGGACAGATGCTAATGATGTAGATGCTCAATTATTTGTACGCACCACACAGGATGATCCTTCTGGTTCTCCTACATACAGCGACTTTCAAAACTTTACAAGTGGTATGTTCAAAGCAAGAGGATTTCAATTTAGAGCAGTTCTTACCAGTGATGATCCAGCACAGGATATTAGAGTATTTCAGTTAGGTTATTCAGCAAAATTAGAAAAAAGAATAGATCAGGGAACTGGTCAAACTATAACTTCATCAGCAGGAGTAACTACAGTTCCATTTACTTCTCCATTCTTTGTTGGAACGTCAGCACTTGGAAACCTTAATCAACATTTACCGACAGTTAATGTCACTGCTCAGAACTTAGCTTCTGGTGATTTCTTTGAAATATCAAATATAACTGCAAGTAATTTTCAAATACACTTTAAAAATTCATCAAATGCTTCTATAAGTAAGCAATT